TTAAGACAAGAGAAAGGACCTTTCAACCCTTTAACATTTGGAAGCATATTTTCTTTTGGAACTACAACATTATCCATAAAAATCATACCTGTATCAGATGTTCTTAATGAGAATTTACCTTCAATTTTAGGACACGATAATCCTTTCATATCTTTTTCTAATATAAATCCTCTTACATCATTATTTTCATCTTTTGCCCAAATTATAAACACATCTGCGATTGGAGAATTTGTAATCCAATTTTTACTACCATTTAAAATATAATTACCATCTTTAAAAATAGCTTTTGTTTTCATTCCGGCCGGGTCACTTCCATGGTCTGGTTCAGTTAATCCAAAGCAACCAATAATATTACCTTTTGCTAATTCAGGTAAGAACCTTTCTTTCTGTTCTTGTGAACCAAATTTATATATAGGAAACATAACTAAAGAAGATTGAACGCTAGCACAACTTCTATAACCACTATCAATTCTCTCTATTTCTCGCATAATTAAACCATAAGAAACGTAATTTACTCCAGCACACCCGTAACCATTGATTGTAGGACCTAATAAACCAATATTTCCCATTTCTTTTATTATATTTTTATCGAATTTTTCCTTTCTGAATGATGAAACAACATTTGGTAATAAATAATGATTTGAAAAATTAGATGCTACATCTTTAATATATTTTTCGTCAACTGTTAATTGGTTTTCTAATAAAAATGGATCTTTATAACTAAAAATACTTCTTGAAGCAAAATTACTAAGTTTTATTTTTTTTAAATTATTATATCTAAACATCATATTATCATATAATAATTATTCTTTATATAAGTGTTTAAACTATTTATAATTTAAACACTGTGATTGAAATGGAAAATATATAAAATAAAAATTGAAATGCTTTTGTTATTTATTGTTAATAGTATAAACAACAAAGAAATGCACACCAGAAGTCAAACTAAATATGAAGGTTCTGCATTATATGAAGTCAATATCGACTTTGATGGTGCAAGTGAATCATGGAAATCAAATAAAAAATCTATTGGTAACGGAAGTTATAAATATATTTGTATTGCAATAAAACCAAATGGAGAGAAATGCGGCATTAAGTGTATAAGTTGTGAACAATATTGTAGAATACATTATAAAAAAATACAAAGAGAGAAAAACTGAAACTTTTAACCCATTTCGCAAATACTCATTCTTAAATTTGATAAAATATAGTGTAAATTTGACTTTTTTTCCTTTTGTGCTTTAATTAAAAATTTTTGTGTCTCTACAATACCATTTAACATGCTAGATGATTTGTAATTTTTTTCAATAAATTTACAATATTCTTTTTGACTTGTGAGTGTTTTTTTGAATTGTAAGAGAGAAAAATTATTATTTTTACACCATAATAAAAATCCTTGATAATTATTAATTAATATGGCTTTAATCACGTAATAAGATAGAACACTTGTTTTCTCCTTATAAAGGTTCTCTCTAAGTATTCTACTACGTTCATTATTTAAATATAAATCTTTGTAAGATAATCCCATAAAATTTAATGTTTTAACTAATTGAAATAAACTATATGTTCTTTCAAAATTAATAAAGAATTCTGAATTAGAGAGAAATTCATCTACATTATTTTTATCATTTAGTGCCAAAAAACTACAAAATAATGCATTCATAATTTCAGCCCAAAATTCAGTATATGATTCATACAAGTTTACATGTGAACTTACTTTAAAAATATTTAGTATACATTTTTTTGATTCATCATTATTCATATCTGAAAAATCTAAACCAAAACTATGAAACGTTTCATGAATAAAAACCTTAAACCACTCTTCATAGCGAAATACAACAATTTCAGAATCTTTTGGACAAGTGGTAGTAAAAGCTGTGTTCACATTATGCTCATCAAGAATATGAATATTTGAACTTGGTAAATACTTTTCGAGAGAAGTAAAATAAAAATAAACTGTCAATGTATTAGAACAATGTTTAGATGCATATTGATTTAATATATATAACCACATAATAATATTATCTACGTATTTATTAAACGTTTCTAGTTTTAACTCTACGTTATCTTCTTCAACTATAAAACATAGTTTTATATGTCTACCATAGAGAGAAAAATTATAAATTATCTCAGACATAGACAAATCGTCTATGTGCTTACGTATCATGTCAGGGAAACTATTATAATTGAAATTATGAGGTTTAGATATTTGTGACGCGGTTGAAATTTTTTTAGTTGTAATATTAAAATATTTTCCATTTTGTTTAAGATTATTCAAATATTTAAACGCATTATTTATATCATCATATAAGGATAATAATATTAATTCTGTACGTTTTGTTTGATTAACTTTATTAATATGGTTATTTTTTGCAAAAAATAACATTAGCGATTTACTCTTTTTAGACAATTTCATATTACTATATTATGTTATTTAAATTTAAGATTTTCTTAATATATTTTGAGTTATATATATAAATAAATTAAAATGCACAATTTTAAAAGAGTTGATATTATGTAAAATTAAAATAAAATATTAATATTTACTATATGGAGACTAGCACTGTAATTGTTATTTTAGCAATTATTCTTTTTATATTAATAGTATTAAATAATATAACTATAATACTAAATACTTCTGCTCCACAGGGTGGATGTTCGCAAACTATGTTTGGTTGTTGTCCAGATGGTATCAATTCTAAAATTAATTTTTATGGAACTAATTGTCCTGGTTATAAACCATATCCTGGTTATCCGATAGTTCCAACACCTATTCCTCCACCTCCACCTGGACCTGGACCTATCCCTCCAAAACCAATTGGTGGATGTTCAGGAACTAGATATGGTTGTTGTCCTAATAATTATACACCAAAAATAAACCAACAAGGCAGCAATTGTAATTTAAATCCTATGCCAGGTGGATGTGCAGGAACTAGATATGGTTGTTGTCCTAATAATTATACACCAAAAATAAATCAACAAGGTAGTAATTGTATTGTAAATTAAAATAATTTCAATTAAAAATAAATATTTATATTAGATTTAATATAAATATGCAAAATGCGGAAAAATATAAAAAATATGTACAGGAACATAAATATATTTTAAGTAATAAAAAACAAAATTCTTATAATAGTGATTATTCATTAATTTATCCAAAACTATCATATTCACAATCATCTAATATGTATACACTTGCAACAATGCAAAAAATAAATTCTATGTATATAAAAATTTAAATGATAATTATACAAAAAATGAAGGTGATATAGATTTTGGATTATTTTATGTTGATGATTTTTAAATTTCACTGCGTCTAATTTTATCACGAATTATCATTAGTTCATCAAATACAACAGGTTTACTTCCTCTTACAAAATGTTGTAATTTTGAATTTCCTGTAGCCAACAATAATTTTTTTAAGTCAGGATTTTGTGTAAATTTGGCATATTGAGCAGCATACATCTCTCTACTTTGTCTTTTACCAAAGAAATCAGCATCAACAGTAACCTCAATTGGTCTTATTAATTCACCGTTAAATTTACCTGATTTTCCTCCAGCGGCTTTAGCCATGGCAGGGTCTTTAGATAAATCTGTTCCTGAATCTAAAGAAAAACTCAAGTAGAAATCAGGATGTCCCTTTTTAAATTTAGAAGCTTGATAATAATGTTCTACCGAGGCCCATTGATGATTATCTAAGGAAAATGGTTCAACCCAAAAATTTGATAATTTTTTACGCCATTCAGGAATTGTTGCTAATTCAGAAAATTCTATTAATCTATCACTAGGAATTTTCTCTCCATTTCCTTTTCCAGGAAGTGGTTTTGGAACAGATTTGGAGTAAAATTGAAAAACAATATCGTCATCATATAGTCCTCTCAATTTACTTTCACTTATATCTTCGTATTCAGCTTCTTTTATTACGGTTTTTGTTAGTGACGCTTTAAATTTTTGAAAATCAGGAATAATAGCAAATGGTCCTGAATTGCGCTCCATACATTTATCTGCAATCATTTTCTTTATATCATATGGTATTTCACTAAATTTAAATATCATTTTGTTTTTATAACTAACAACCTTATAATGGTTACCTGTATGGTCAACAATAATATAAAATTCAGGTGTAAATCTTCCACGTTGTTCTAAAATTTTATCATTTAATTGCCCACATTGTAACACATTTTTTATATCACCTGCCTTATATAATTCACTAGATAAAACAATTAATTTTATATTTAATATTCTCTCTAATGTTGACATTGCCCACGTATCAGCCCAAAAGTCACAACTCTTTATTTTCTTTTTAAAATCTTCAATTGTTGCAACACCCTTCATAAATTTAAATTCTTTAAGTATTTGAGCTGATATTCTTTTTTCCTCTACAATTTTATCATGTTCCGCTTTTATTTTTTTTGCCTCATTGCAAATCATTTTTTGTTCATTTCTATCAATAGTTTCAATACATCTTTGTCTTAATAATGCATATTGAGCGGCTAATTCTTTAATTGTATTAGTATCTTTAACCAATGCAGCATTATACATATCATACTGTTCTTTATATCCAATAAAAATTTCATCAGTAGCTTCATTTGATAACTTTTTGCGAAGTTTAATTACAGAAGTATGTTGTGCAATACTAGAAAAGGCATCTCTAATAGTTGCAAATAAGCAATCACCTCCACCTTCATTATCAGTAATTTCATAATTCTTATTTTTCATAAATTTTTCAACCCATAAGTCATTAGGAGCTTCATGATATTTCTCTCTAATATCTTTGGCTTGTTTTTTTGTTTCTTCTCTTAGAAGCGGAGGCAATGGAATTCCCTTTGTCAAAATAAATATATCTTCTCTATCCTTAGGAATTTCATAATGTTCATTATATTCTGCCTCTTCCTCTTCTTCTTTTTCTCCTTCTGATTCTGTCAATTCACCTTCTTCTTTGTCAACACCTTCCACTCTTCTAAGTGGGACTTCAGGTTGTAATCGTAGTTTATTTAAGAAATCTTTTTTAGCAAATGAATATATAAGTGGTTCATTCATTTTTTCTATGTCAAGATTATTATAATCGTCCAAATAAGATAAATAATCCGATGCCTTTATTTCATAAACACCTATTTGGATAACTTTATTATTATGTTTAACTAAATAAATAGGAAAATAGAGAATGTTTTTGTCTTCGAATGTATTTTTTTCTTTTCCAACAGCAATAATTACATCAACTCCATGGATTTCTAATTGATATAAATTTGCTTCTGATTTTAAATCACCCGAATCTACACTTTTTAATTCAGGATAACTAACATCACTATCTATTTTTGATAAAACCATTTATATTTTATTACAATATTTTATATTTAATACAAATTAAATATAAAAAATAAAACTAAAATATTTATGACCATAATTAATTATTAATATAAAATTAAAAAAACTTTTGTTTAACTGGATTTATAAATGGATTTGTAATTTGTAAAATTTGTTCTCTAATAAAATTTGTAAAAAATAGAAAATATTCTCCTAACGAAATAATAACTATATAAATTCCTGCCGAATAACAAATTTTTCTATCTAGTTCTGTAAAAACAACCTTATTTTTTCTATACTTATTAAAGCGATAAATTAAAAATAATCCTAATATAAATTTTATTACAAAATTTATTTCTAAAATGAATTTGGGCTTATCAGTTAAAATCCCAATGAAAAATAATACAACCACTATTTTAGTAATAATACTAAAACCTTTAATGAAATATAACTCAAAATTATAAATATTTTTATTATCAATCAATATATCAGGCATATATATTATATAATAAAATTAACTCCACAACAGATATTTTTTCATAAATTTATCATTTTTTAGTTCATTAATATAAAACCACATACTTTGTCTTCTAGAAACTATTTCAGAGTTCACTGGACTTAATTCATATTCTACTAAAAAATGAATTATTTCTTCCTTATTATATTTTTTTGTTTTCAACTCTTTTGAAAAACCATAATAGTCACATATTAACATCAATTCTTTTATAGTAAAATTTTCGTGATAATTAATTAATTGTGGTAATTTTAATTCATTATTTAATTCTTCATTTTCTATTTCTTGTAAAACATTATTTATATCAAATTCCATGTCAGAATTATTTGTCAAATCTGTGTTTTCATATAAAAAAAAAGTTATATTTTCCTGTTGTTCAGTCATATTTAATTTACACTTATAATATTTAAATATTTGTTTTATTTACATAATATTTTTATTTATTATTTTTGTATTATTTTTATTTACATATCGATTAAATCCATAAACTTAAATAATGATTTACTAGTTAAACTCTTATAATCTTTAACCTTACTTCTTGCAATAATTTCGACTACTTCACTAATTGTATGTCCATTAATAGGATGATAATCATCACCTTCATCATCTTGATATAAATCTTTTTTATAAAGAATAGAAACAGTTTCTGCTAACTCATCAACTTGATTTTTCTTATCATCTTGTGAAATAAATTCATAAATTTGAGATAGAAGATTTCTAGTAATTTGCATTATTATTTTCTTCGGAATAATTCCATTAATCATTAAATTTAAATAGAAGCAAGCTAATGCTTTTCGTCTTTCATTTGTTTTATTAATTTCACAGAATTTATCATAATTCACCCCCGGATCCACATATTCAATATTATTAAATAATTCAGTAAATTTGGAAAGATTTGTTTCATATGTAGTCTTCATAATTTCATACTTTGTAGCCAAATCAGAATATAAATCCGCATAATTTTTTGAGAAAAACCTATTGGTAGATGCAATGTCAAATATAGTAGAACTAAAACGCGCAAGTTCTTCTGGTCCAATACCATCTTCATGTAATTTGTCGATAACATCGGCAATTTTATTACGCATATCTATATAATTTTTATCAGTAAGCTTATTTAAATGAACTCTTACTGCGTCAATATTCGCATCAATACCAACCTTCTCTTCAAGCTTTGTAGTCTGAAATGTTCTAATCGCTTCCCAATCATCATCATTAATAATTTCTGATACCTTTCCACGTCTATTATTCTTTTTAAATCCTAGCGCTTCTTTTACTACTGGTTCTACTTTCATAGGATTTTCACATTTTTTAAAAACAGGTGTTTTCACATAATCAGGCGACCCTACTTGTAAAGCTAAATTTGAAATTATTTCTAGAGTTTTTTCAGGTAATTTATACTCAAAACCATTAAATATAATTGAATTTACATTGTCAAGTGTATACCTCATTGTTTTTGTCGCCATTTTATATATATTATAATATAATATGTATTTATTTATATCAATTTTTTTTTAAATATAATTATACATATAAATACACTTAAATAGATATAGAGAATATATATAAATGACAACAGAAAACTCTGAAGTTATAGAAGCAGACGTTACAAATGAAGATGTATATGATACTTCATATGAAATACATTCATGGGATGATCTAGATTTAAATACAAATTTATTGCGCGGTATTTTTTCTTATGGTTATGAAAAACCAAGTCCTATTCAACAAAAAGCAATAAAGCCCATTATTTCTGGTAGAGACGTAGTTGCTCAAGCTCAATCTGGGACAGGAAAAACTGCTACATTTACAATTGGTGCTCTATCAAATATAGATATATCTAAAAATTATACACAAGTTTTAGTATTATCTCCTACTAAAGAACTAACACTTCAAACAGCAAAGGTTTTTGAAAGTTTAGGCGGTATGATGGATGGACTAAAAGTGCAATGTTTATATGGGGGTTCATCTATTGAAGAAGGTAGTAGTTTTTCTAATAGAAATGTTCCTCACGTTATTTGTGGTTGTCCAGGTCGTGTATTTGATATGATGCGCCGTGATAAAATTAGTTCAAAGAAAATCAACCTTGTTATTCTTGATGAAGCAGATGAAATGTTATCTGCAGGTTTTAAAGACCAAGTTTATAATATTTTTCAATATTTAAAGGTTGATGTTCAAGTAGTTTTATCAAGTGCAACTTTACCTGAAAGTATAAATTCTATTATTACTAAAATTATGAGGGACCCTATTAAGATAACAGTTAAACGTGAGATGTTAACACTTGAAGGTATAAAACAGTATTTTATCGGTGTTGATGACGACCGACAAAAATATACAACTCTAAAGGATTTGTTCTCATATTTATCTATTGCGCAATGTATCATTTATTGTAATAGTGTTAAACGCGTTCAGGATTTGTACGAAGCAATGAAAGAAGATGAGTTTCCTGTTTGTCGTATTCATAGTCATATGGATAAGTTAGAGAGAGAAGACGCTTTCAATGATTTTAGAGTAGGTAAATCCCGTGTTCTTATTTCATCAAATGTTACTGCACGAGGAATTGATATTCAACAAGTTAGCATTGTTATAAATTTTGATATACCAAAATGTATACATACTTATCTTCATAGAATTGGCAGAAGTGGACGATGGGGTAGAAAAGGTGTAGGAATTAATTTTATTACTAGACGCGACGTAAGTAAATTAAAGGAAATTGAAACTCATTATTCAACACAAATTAATGAAATGCCTTCTGATTTAGGATTTTTAACAAATTGTTAAATAAAATTTTATACAATTTGTATTATAAACATTCGTAAAAATTTTTCATTATATTTCTATTATAACTTTAAATATAATGAGTAAAGAAATAGAAGAAAAAAATGATCAAGAATATCAAGAAGAAAATAGTATTATACATAAAATTAATGATTATTTTAAGATGCCTATTTACTATAACAGTGAAAAAGTAGAACTTAAAAAAAATATTATAACTGATTTAGAGCTTATAAATACTTTTGACGCTTCATGCAATACTATATATTCCTTTTGTTTTAATAATAACAATGATGTGTCAAAAAAAATATCAGAACAGATATCTCAGTATTATACAACTAATATTCATTTTTTGAAGGATAATCAAAAACTTATTAAAGAATATGTAGCAAATGAAATGTCTTACAATGAATTATCTACCAACTATAAAAATATAATAGAAATATGGAACGAATTAAAGATTGATTATGGTTTTAGAGAGAAATATTATTACATTGAATGGGAAATGATAGATTTTTTAAATAATTCAGAGTTTTTTTTACAATTTATGAGTCTTTATAATTTATTTTCACCTATTTTCTCTCTACTAGTTCCTATAATAATACTAATTATTCCATTTTTTGTTCTTAAAATGAAAGGAATGCCGCTTACAATTAATGAATATATTGATGTTTTAAAATTTGTCGCTCAATCTAATGCAATTGGTAAATTATTTACAGTTAATTTCTCTCAAACATCACTACAAGACAAAATATATATATTTGTTTCAGCAGGCTTTTATTTATTTTCAATATATCAAAATGCAATGGTTTGTATAAGGTTCAATGAAAATATGAAAACTATTCATAACCACTTTAAGGAAATAAAATCATATTTAAAAGTTACAATTAACTCTATGGACAATTATCTTAGCTACGCTGAAAATTTAAGCAGTCATGAACAATTTAATACTACTCTTAAATCTAAAAAACAATTACTAGAAAATATATATAAGAAAATTGAAACTGTCTCTGATTATAGTTTATATAATATAGGAAAAATTACAGAGATAGGAAGAGTTTTAAAATACTTTTACGAATTGCATACTAATTCTCTCTATGATGATGCTATAATGTATTCACTTGGTTTTAATGGATACATAGATTGTTTAAAAGGGTTGCAAAATAACATTATAGAGAGAAAAATAAATTTTGCAAATTTTATTAAAAATAATAAAAAAGGAGTTTTTAAGAATAGTTACTATGCTTGCCTTAAAAATGATAAACCAATAAAAAATACAATTAAATTTAATAAAAATAAGATTATTACTGGTCCAAATGCTTCAGGTAAAACAACTATTCTTAAATCTACATTAATTAATATTATATTTACTCAACAATTTGGTTGTGGGTTCTACGAATATGCCGATTTTGCACCATTTAAGCATATACATTGTTATTTAAATATTCCTGATACATCAGGACGCGATAGTTTGTTTCAAGCGGAAGCGAGAAGATGTAAAGAAATTATTGATATTATAAATGACAATAAGAGAGAAAGTCATTTTTGTGTATTTGATGAATTATATTCTGGAACAAATCCTGAAGAAGCAGAAACAAGTGCTACTGCATTTATGCTTTATTTACAAAAGTATAAAAAAGTAACTAGTTTACTTACGACACATTTTGTAAAAGTATGTAAAAAATTAGATAAAACAAAAGGTATTCAAAACTTTAAGATGATTACAGAAACAAATGGAGAGAAAATAAAATACACTTATAAATTAGATAAAGGAATTTCTGAAGTAAAAGGTGGAATAAATGTTTTAACGGAAATGAATTATCCAAAGGAAATTATTGATAATACTATTAATCCGTTATAAAATTTTTATTTTTTATTTTTATAATTTTTATTTTTATAATTTTTATGTATAAATATTAATTTATTTATATTTTAATATTTATATGTCAACTAGACGAATACGGCGTAATTTAAATAAAGGAACTAAAAAACATTATATTAATAAATTAAAAAATTTATATCCTAGATGCAAATTTGATAATGAAATCGAAGATATAGATTTATATAAAGGAGTTAATATTACATATGGAGAAATGGAATACGACGGTATCCAAAAGTTATATAGTTTTCTAACAAAAAATTATAATCCTAGAATTAATTGTTTTATGGATTTAGGTTCTGGTCGTGGAAAATTATGTATGTATATGGCATCTCAATCTAAAATAAAATATGTTTTAGGAGTAGAATTAGTTAAACAACGTCACAGTGACGCGGAAATTCTTAAATCTGAACTTAAATTTGAATATGCAGACAAAGTTGAATTGTTAAATAAAAATATTTTTGACATTGATTTTGAAGAATACAAAAATAAACAAATATTTATTTGGTTTAGTAATTTATGTTTTGATCAAACTGGTATAGATGCGGTCTTTCAAAAACTTAAAAACACTTTACCAATAGGAACTATTGTTTGTTGTTCAAAAAAACCTCTAGAAAACTTCGGCGAATTTTTAAATACTATTCAAGTTCCTATGTCTTGGAATAAAGAAAGCAATGTTTATATTTATAGATTATAAATTTAATTCGTTAGTTAATAAATTTATTAATATATTCTTTTTGTAATAAAATGGCATCCTTATATGATTTATTTAATCCTACGTTTTTTATGTTTTTAGGAATATTGGTATTGATAGTTGCTCTTCTTGTTGTTTATTTTGAAAGTAAAATGAGAGACCAAAATCATAAAATTGCATCAATGTTAAGTCTCGTTTCTACTTTAGCTGAAGACATGAATGGTATTAAAATGGGTATGAACCATTTAGCTATAAGCACATTTGGAGGTTCAAATAGGCAACATTTTCAGCAAACTTTAGAAGAGGAAGATAACGAAGAAAATGAGGAAGATAACGAAGAACATGAAGAAGATAACGAAGAAGATGAAAATAATAATTATGTGTCTACAAGTAACGCAAAACATAAATTAATTGATGTATCTGATGATGAGGAAGATGATGAAGATATTTCAGAAACTGATACTGATATTGATACTATTTCTTTATTGCAATCTGTATCAGATGGCGATAGTGATACAAATTCTGTAATTGATGAAAATATTGAAGAACTAGTTGAAACAAATGATATTAAGGTTTTGAAGTTAAATATTACTAATGAACTTTTTAAAAATAGTGAAAATGAAAATGAAGAATTGGATAATTTAGAAGATTTAGAAGTATTGGAAGATAATTTATCAGACACACAATCTGTTGAACTAAATACAAATAATGAATTTCACAATGAAATATTATCTGCTGAAGAAATTCATATCACAGATACTTTGCAAGTAAAAACTCATGATAATTTGATTTCATCAAATTTAAAAACAATTTCTATAAATTTAGAAGAAACTGGCAATGAAAACTTAGATTATAAAAAACTATCATTGACAAAGCTAAGAAGTATTGTTACTGAAAAAGGATTGTCTGCTGATTCAACAAAATTAAAGAAGCAAGATTTACTTAAAATGCTTGGAGTTGAATAAGATTTTATCTTGTAATTATATAAATGTCAAGTTTAACTTGTTATAGTGATAATAATGGTTCAAAAAAATATGGATGGGAAAATTGCTATTCTGCAAGCAATAATTTTATTTTTAATTCTCCTCCAATTATGGCCGATGGCCGAAACTACGCAACTTGGCAACCTGATGCTGTAGTTAATGAGAGAATTCAAAGACAAGAAGGTATCCATTCTAATTGGAAATATAGACAATATTTACAACATAATGGTCTCAAAATTATGAATTATAATAGTATGGAAGCTTGCTATGATTTAGGTCTTGACCCTCATGTCAAAACTGACAGAACACCTTCTTCAAATGTTCCATATAATTTTAAAGGAGTTTTTGATACAAATAAACCAGGTTACGGTTATTGCAGTAGTGACTTAAAAAATCCTTACCTAACAAGTGAACAACTGAATGCTAGATTAATCGCACCGTCTATTAATCCAATAGATTATCAGAACGCAACTATTCCTGGTGTAAAAATGTAAATTGAATTGTAAATTTAAGTTTAAGTAAAAGAATATAATAATAAGTTATTATAATTTAATATTATATGAAGGTTCTATCTATTGATGTTGGTATAAAAAATTTAGCATTTTGTCTTTTTGAAAAATCTCCAACGGCTCAACAATTTAAGATTACAAAATGGGATATAATTAATATTTCTGACAAAGAAGATATAATTAATTGCTGTTTTGTTGAAATTAATAATATATGTAATAAACCAGCTAAATTTAAGAAAGACGATAAATGCTATTGTTTGAAACATTCCAAAAAACAACAACTACAAATCCCAACATCTGAACAAAAACCATCATTTATTAATAAACAAAAATTACAAAAACTTTATGAGATAGCCGATAGTCATAATATTAAATATGAAACTAAAATTAAAAAAACAGATTTAATTAATTTAATTAATGATTATATTAATATTAATTATTTTCAAACTATAGAAAGTAAAAAAGCTGCAGACGTAGATTTATTTAATATTGGAATTAATATTAAAACTAAATTTAATAAATTATTTGAAAATGAAGAACAAATTGATTATGTTATTATTGAAAATCAGATTAGTCCAATTGCTACAAGAATGAAGACAATACAAGGAATGTTAGTCCAATATTTCATAATGTCCAATTTACAAGTAGAACACATTGAGTTTATATCTGCATCAAATAAATTAAAAGATTTTGACGCAAAATGTAAGACTAAATATAGCGATAGAAAAAAATTAGGAATTGAAAAATGTTTAGATATTCTAATAAATGATTTCAGATTTAATGAACATATTACATATTTTAATAATCATAAAAAAAAAGATGATTTAGCGGATTCATTTTTACAAGGGTTATGGTTTTTAAATAATAAAAAAATATAAATAATATATATGTCTGCATTAAATGGAAACCTAATTGCGACTATTATATTATTAGGATTAGCTGTATTATTGCTTATTGGTGGAACTATTATACAACATTTACCAAAAACAACCCCTTATATTATAAATGGTGGTAAAACAAGAAAAATGAATATTCATAAAAATTCAAATTCTAATATTAAATAAAATATATATTTTACAATTCGTAATACTTAAAATTAAATGTTCTATTTAATGAATAGATATGGCAGATATAATGGAAATAACTGAGCTAAATTTTGATAATGACTTTGAAAGTAATAATAGTTTTGGTAAATCTAGTAATTTTGGAGGTGGACTAGAATTATTAATGAATGATAGAGTTAAGGAAAATAGCAAACCAACAAGTGATATTGAATTAGATGATCTAAATAATTTAGAAAATGAATTGAATAATTTAGTTGATGATATGCCTTCTAGTAATTATAGACCAAAATCTGACTTTTTCAGTAAACCAAGTGTATCTTTTGAAGAACCTGATATTAAATTAGGCGGTAATGAAAATACACTTGGTCAATCCACTTCACAAACTGAAAACGATAATAAAACATGGGATGGCTATAGTAAATTTAACAATATTCCTTTAAATCCTGACAAGGCTGTTCCAATGGAACCAAAAATATCTAAAGAAGAACTACTAAGAGAGAAGTTTAAGTATCTTAGAAAGTTAGAGGCTTTAGAAAAAAAAGGTGTTGAATTGTCAAAAAAATATAATATGGAGTCTTCACTTCAAGAAATGATGGGTGAATATGAAACTATTATGGAAGAAAAATCTAAGCAAAATTCGGTAAAATTTCAAGGTAACATGTTAATGGCAGTTATCAATGGAATTGAATTTTTAAATGGAAAGTTCGATCCTTTTGATATAAAGCTTGATGGATGGAGTGAACAGATACAAGAAAATATAAATGACTATGATGATATTTTTGGAGAATTACATGAAAAATATAAGAGTAAGGCATCTATGGCTCCTGAGCTAAAATTGCTTTTCCAGTTAGGAGGAAGTGCAATGATGGTTCATATGACAAATACTATGTTTAAATCCGCAATGCCTGGTATGGATGATATTTTAAGACAAAACCCTGATTTAATGCGTTCATTCCAATCAGCAGCTGTTAACACAATGGCTGGTTCTAATCCGGGATTTTCTGGGTTTATGTCTGGAATTATGAACCCAGAACCTAGAGCATCTGCTGGTATGGGTCCGCCTCCTCCAATGGCTACTCAAGGCCCCAACGCAATTCCTCCGCCAATTCATAGACCTGGAAATAATAATTACGCAAGACCCGATTTAAATATGAGTCGCAACTCTTTTGCTGGAGTAGATGATGGTATTAGTTTGAGAGAAAATTACGAACGTCCTGATATTCAAGAAAGAACAAGTAAAAGACAAGCACCTCGTCCAGAAATGAGAGGACCAAGTGATATTACAGATATTCTCTCTGGATTGAAGACTAAGACTATCAATATTCAAGAACCTATACAGCAATCAACTCCTCAAAATGATAGTAGTACTATTAGTATAAGTGATTTGAAAGAGTTGCAATCTGATGTTAACATGCCTAAGCGAAGTGGGCGTCGCAAGAAGTCTGCAAGTAATACAGTTTCATTAGATATTTAATCAACCTATAGAAAAGGTTGAACCAAAGTGAACCAAAGTGAAATAAATAAAATATATTTGCATTTGATTATGTAAATATATTTTTACTTAAGTTTCTCTAAAATATGAATTTAACGAATAGTTTTATATCTATAAGGAGGTGGCAAATTATTTGAGTTATTAAAAATAAGTTCGGGTTGGTAACAATTATTATATCCCTCTTTCAATGTTTTATTTAAGTAACTAAGTATTAATAAACAAATTACAAATAAAACTGCACATATTATCCATCGTTTAATATTACGCATTATATATTAAATATATAAATTAAATATATAAATTAACTATATTTTTCATTTCTAAAAATAGTTATATCATTTTTCCAATAAAGTTTTTTTAATGTATAATTTAAATAATATTTTTGAAATATGAAAGGTATCCATTTACATACAGGAATAATAATGTGTCTATTTTTTTCATCAGCATGATTTTTATAATAAAAATCATTTGCGCGGATAAAATTTGTAAAAGTATAACAATTTAAACCATTTATATATTCACTGTTACCATTTTTTTCAATACATAAATATACATCATACCATTCTTTTTTTTTTGGTTCATTATTTGGTTTCTTTGGTTTCTTTGGTCTCTTTGGTTCAGTATCATTTCCATCATATATTAAAAAACTTTCTGTTAAACTTGACATTGTTATTATTTAAATCAATATGTTTAAATCTTTTTACTCAAATTCTATTTCTAAGTCCTTCAAATACTTATATTTAGTTTGTATCAAGTTATTTAATCCATCTACTTTGATAATTTTATCTTGCTTTAAAATTTCAGATGTTTCTTTGATAAAATCCTTAGCGTTTTCAATTATTAGATGAGCACATTTGTAAGCAGCATTTAATAAAGTAACCACTTCATTATCAATTAATTCTTTATATTTTTCACTAAAACTTGGATATATTATATTATTTCCCATTCCGTAATAAATAATCATTTTTTCTGCCAATTTTAACGCTTCCTCAAAATCATTTATTGCGCCAGTAGTTACAGAAACATCATAAAAAACTTCCTCTGCAATTCTTCCTGCCAATAATATCATCAAGTGTTCAAATAGTGCTTCTCTAATATAAATATTACTTGTTGAACCCTCAAACACTGTGTAGCCTGGACTTTTTGGAGAAGATAAATTTATAATGACCTTTGAAACTTTCGAATGATGTTTTGATAGCAAGCCTACAACTGCATGTCCCATTTCATGAATAGCAATATGGTCTATAATGTCTTCTGTAAATTCATGCTCATTTGGCTGCCAACCAGCCATCATTTTATTTAATACAAAATCAAAATCCTTATAACAAAATTGTGTTTTATTTAGTCGTAATGCGTTTAACATAGCTTCATTTAGTAGGTTTTCTATTTGAGCACCACTATAACCTTCTGTAACTTCTACCAATTCATCAATTCCAATCGTATCGCAATATGGTTTACCATTTATATGTATTTTTATGATTTCTTTTCTAGTATTACTATCAGGAAGTCCTATGAATATTTTTTTATCAATTCTACCTGGTCTAGTTAGAGCACTATCCAGTAAATCAATTCTATTTGTAGCTGCTACCAAAAAAATACCTGTATTATTTTTAAACCCATCCAATTCAACTAATAACGAATTTAATGTATTGTCTCTTTCACTCGATGAAGTCTCCCCATCGGAAGATCTTTTTCTACCTAAAGCATCTATTTCATCAATAAATATAATACAAGGCACATTTTTTTTAGCTAATTCAAATAATTCTTTAATTCTAGCTGAACCCACACCTACATATTTTTCTTGAAAATCTGAACCAGATACTGGAATAAAACTGCAATTTGCTTCACCTGCCAATGCTTTTGACAAAAGAGTTTTACCTGTTCCAGGTGGACCTTCTAAAATTAAACCTTTGGGTATTCTTACATTATATTTTCTATATTTTTGATAATTTCTTAAAATATCAACACATTGCATTAGCTCTTGCTTTACATTTTCATAACCACCTACGTTTTTAAATGCTATATTGAACTTTTTAAGAACTTGGAAATTTTTTGATTTTGAATTCGGACTTTCAACATATCTTCTTCTTCCTGTATCTTCATCTTCATCAAAAAATCCATTCCCTTGACTATTATCATTATTATCTTCATTTTCCAATTCAACTCCTAGTGCCCTTAAAAACCCTGATTTATTTAAAATAACACGTAATTTTGGTCTGTTCTCTTCGTCATCGAATTCATTGTTATTTTCATCTGTTTGATTATGCGATCCCATTATGCTTTCATTTTGAATTGTAATATTTTTTGAATTTAAGCGTTTTACTTCTTCTATAAATGATGGTCTAGTTAATGGATACTTTTTAATAACAATTATATTATTTTCACTATTATTTTGCTTATTTGAAAGTTCATCCAAATATTTTCTAGAGAAAGGATTATACTTATTTCTTTCGGCTCCTATCAATACATTTTTATTATTTAGCATGTTTCTATTTATTACAAATGAATTTGTAGATATATTGAATAAGTAATTTAAAAAACATATGCAAAATACAAAACTATAATTATACATTATATATCTTAAAAAAATACTTTTATATTATTTATTTGTTAATTAATAATATAAAATTTTTACTTATTTTTTCAACTTTTTTTATCTGAAAGATAAAAATCTATTTAGGATATAATATTTTTCAATATATTCAATATTATAGCTATAACTATTTTTCAATTCACATATTATAACAACCACAAATTTTATAAGTGCATATAAAATATTTATAAATATAATATATTTATATAATATATTAATGTTCGGTGCGTTGACTTATATGCATTTGTTTGCTTTGTTCCCACTTATGTATTATGTCTTGTTAATTAATAACACAGATACTAAAATATTTCAAAATAAAAAAGTAAAATATGTTACAAACTTCTTAACATTTTTAGTAATACTTTCACATGCAACTTTTGCTAACGGTTGGTTAGGTCAACCTGCTACATTTTTCCCATCAATTAGCACGAATATGTTTTCTGATTTTTTAAATCTAACAATGCCAAATAAAATTTACGGGTCAGTATTAATTCTTATTAGTATAGTATTTTTTTATAATTTTTTCAAGTAAAAGTCTAAATATAAAACGAAGAAAAATATAATATTAGCGGTGTAAATGAACCAAAAAAACACCACATTTCACCTACATGATAATAGAAATAGTTTATACTCAAGAAAAGAAATAAATAAACAATTATAAAAAAACTTAATCCATATTTGAAGTCAAATAAATAAAAAATATTTATAGAAAATAAAATTAAATATAAATTATGATTTGCATATTTTAACCAAGGCCATTTTAAATATCCATTTTCTGGCTGAGTTACTAATTTACTATGTGTAATATATTTTTCGTAATCAAATAAAAAGAATATAAAATATAACAAATTTAATATAGCTACTGGCAAATTATAGTTTTTCATTGAAAATATAGCTGGTTTATAATAAATACATTTTATTAAATATAGTATTGTTGGCTGACATGTATTTAAAAAAGGAGCCAAAATAGTTGTTATTTTATTAATACCAAGTTTATTATTTATGTCAATCCAAAATAGAAAATCCATAAATTGAATTGCCGCTATGAAAATTAAAAATATTCCTGAGACTTTATTCTCTATACTATATTTTTTGTTTCCATAATTGTATAATAATAAAGAAAATATAGTTCCTATTGTAAATGTTAATAATGATACTTTATAATTAAAACACATATATATTATATTATCATTTAAAAATAATATAATATATGATATTTTTAATTTAAATAAAAATAATATAATAAATTAGTAATGCGACAACAAGGAAGAAGTATTAATGATATTATAAATGAATCTAGTAAAAATAAGTCATCAATGACAAAATGCAGTAAAGGAGGTATTAAAATTAAAGAAGCTGGTAATACATATAAGGATGACCCTTTTGCTGGAGTAAACCCTTTTTGTAATCCTAACGAAGAGAGAAACATTTCTGTTACATACAATAAATCAGGATATGAAAGTTTAGATTTGAATATTGATAACTATTCAAGGGAAGATTTATTCAAACTTTTTGGTCTCAAAAATATGAACTTAACTGAGGATGTTATGAAAGAATGTAAAAAAATTGTTTTAAAAACACATCCTGATAAATCTCGCCTTGAAGAAAAGTATTTTATTTTCTTTTCAAAAGCATATCAAAAAATACTAGGAATATATGAATTTCAAAATAAAACAAATAATAAAAGAGTTCAAACTACAAACGAATTTTTTGACAGCAATAATGGCAACGTTTTGGATAGATTGTTTGATAATAAAAAAGACCTCAAAGATCCTAGAAATTTCAACAAATGGTTTAATGACCAATTTGAAAATCACAAATTAGAAGATCCTAATGAAACTGGATACGGTAATTGGCTCAAATCAGACGATGATATAATTTATACTCCAAATGTTACTAAGTCTAATATGGCTGCCGAAATGGAAAAAAGAAAAAAACAAGTGCAAACGCTGACAACGTATAACGGTGTAAGTGACCCATATGCTTCTACATTTGGAGGTTCATCTTTAATGGTTTATGATAATAATTTTACATCTGGTTCTCTCTTCAGTAATGAAGGAATAGGTTATACTGATTTGCGACAAGCTTATGTAGAATCAGTAATTCCTGTTACTGAAGAAGATTATAAGAAAACTCAAAAATTTAATAATTTTGAAGAATATAAAAGGCATCGAGAAACTGTTGATACTACACCACTTAGTAAAGAAGAAGCAATGAGGCAATTATATAAAGAAAACAAACAAAAAGATGAAGAATCTGCTGCATTGGCATTTTATTATGCTCAACAAGCAGAAAAAGCAAAACAAAGTCAAGAAACATTTTGGTCTGGGTTAAAACAATTAACTAATTTTTAACTATTTATATAAATATTAAAATCAATCCAATTACCACGACAAGTAGGACATGTTCTTCTATCTTGTAACCATCTTCTTATAGATTGTTCATTGAAATTGTTTAAACATTGTGAACAATACATATATCGTTGATTAATTTGTATTTCATCCAAATTAATTCCACAAGTTCTTCTCTCTTCTGGAATTAATCTAGTAACTCCATAATCAACAATTAAGTCATTAATATTTGTTGAAATATTTTCTGTAATATAATGGTGAGGACCTGTAGGACCGCTATATCCACCATAATACGTAATATAATTAATTAAATTATTGTTTCTGTTATATATATTTATAATATTATATTGTGATTGTTCACTTGGATTTAATATATGTATTGTAAAATCCTGTATCAAATGATTATTTTCTATACTTTGCAAACTCATAATTTCACCATTTCTTTGAGTATAATTATTCATGTTAATTGAATAGATTTTAACTCTGTTATGAGGTGTGACAAATGTTAATTTTAATAAAGGCTCTGTTATAGCGCTTAAATTAATTGCACCTACATATGAATTGAAAGTTCTATTCATAAAAGTTTCTTCATCGTTGAAAGGGAAATATATCATATTATCATTAATTTTTTTACATTTATTTCTAATCATAAATGTATTATAATTACTTCTAATTTGTTGATTTAAATATAATTGTAAATCACATAAATCATCTATATTATTACTTTCAATTAAAAAGCCTTTTGAAAATCCTTCAAATTTTGTTTTTATTCTAAACTCATCTGATGTAACTGTATTATCATTTAATGTTGGTTGAACTTCAATTGAAGAAATTTGTTGAATACAACAATTACTTACATCTGTATTATTTCTTCTATATCGAATATCACCAATATACGTTTTACATAATAAACTATAATCACTAACATAATTTAATAGATTATCAGAATTTACTAAATTAAATGATACTGTTGACAAACCCAGTAATTGTATATCTCCAAAAAATATTTCAAATGGAATATGTATATACAACTTGTTTTCATAAATCTCTGGTTCTTTTAAATTCCATAAAATACTTAATGGAATATTTAAAAGCGTTTGGTTACCAATTTGAAACTTTATATATATGTTACAACCATAGTTATAAATTGTATATAGCGATGTTGTATTATCATATAATTCTAAAATTATATATTCAGGAATTATTTTATCAGCATTGCCAGAAAGCATTACTTTATGATTAATGAAATTATGTGTCTGATAGTTAATCGCTACATTTGAATAAATATTAGGAGAATTATTTCTTTCATTTAATGCTACTTGAACTATTGAACCAATTGTAGTATTCATTTAGAAGTAGTTAAAATTTAGTTTTATATCATTTTAATATATATTAATGACAGCTAAGTTTGAAAATGGATTATTTATATTTAGAAGAGACTTAAGAATAATAGATAATAATGGACTAAACTTGTTAAATGAAAAATGTAAAAATATATTCGCCATTTTTATTTTTACTCCAGAGCAAGTAGGTTCAGGAAATAAATATAAATCTGATAATGCAGTTCAATTTATGATTGAAAGTTTAGAAGATTTAGCATCTCAAATAAGCAAGATGGGGGGGAAATTATATACATTTTACGGACACAATGACAAGGTTATTTCTGATTGTATAAAAGTGTGGAATATTGATATAGTTTGTTTTAATTTAGACATTACTCCATATGCCAAAGAGAGAGACACTAAAATTATCAAAATGTGCGAACATATGAAAACATATGTTATGTATGATTATGATTATTATTTACATCAACCTGGGACAATCGTTAATGGATCTGGTGAACCATATCAAAAGTTTACGCCTTATTATGAGACTTGTTTAAAAAAGAAAGTTGAGCCACCTGCCAATATGAGAAAGATACATTTCAAACGAAGTGAAACTGATATTGCAAACCAAATTTCATTAGAACAAGCAATGAAAAAATTCACTCACTTAAATCCAGATATTTTAGTAAGAGGTGGCAGACCAGAAGCAATAAAAACATTAAAAACAGCTATGAGAACTCAAACCCATTATGTTAAAACTCATAATGAACTGAATAAGCAAACAACACTTTTAAGTGCATATATCAAATTTGGCTGCATATCAATCAGGGAGGTTTATAAGACCTTAAGAAGCAAACCCGCCATCATTCGGCAGCTAATTTGGCGCGATTTTTATGCGAATATATTGTATTCTTTTCCCCACGTATTAGGTCATGCTATGAAACAAAAATATAACAAAATACACTGGCATCATAATAATAATTGGTTTAAAAAATGGTGCGATGGTGAGACTGGATTTCCTATTGTTGATGCCGGAATGCGACAGCTAAATACATCTGGTTATATGCATAATAGAGCACGCTTAATTGTTGCATCTTTTTTGACAAAAACATTACTCATTGATTGGAGAGAAGGCGAAAAATATTTCGCAACTATGCTAACAGATTATGATCCAGCATCAAATAATGGCAACTGGCAATGGACTGCTAGTACCGGTGCTGATTCACAACCATATTTTAGAATTTTTAATCCTTGGGAACAAACCAAAGAATGGGACCCTGATTGTGAATACATAAAAAAATGGATACCTGAATTAGATGATGTTTCTGAGAAAGATATATTAAATTGGGAAACTGAATGGAATAATCATAAAGATATTAAATATCCAAAACCAATGGTTGACTATAAGAAACAAAAAGATTTAGCTTTAAAAATGTTAGGTGCTGCATTTAAATAAATGTCGTTAAATTTATCAATTTATTATTCATTTCTATAATAAATGGATTCAAGCGAAAATCAAACTATATTATTTAATAAAGAAGGTTTTGTTTTTTCACGTATTAAAAAAAATAATTATAAACTCGAATTTTCTATAGAAAATAATTATATCAATATACCCAAAATTATCGATTTTAATTTAGTTAAACTTATTTATGATTTAAATCCTGATATTTATGAAAAAATTAATATTCAAATACTTAATGAACACGAAGCTGTTCTAGCAGCTCTTTTTAAACATTTTTGTGAAGATTTAGGACTACCACAAAATTATTCATTCCTTAATATGAGATTAATTAAGGAAGAAACAAAAATTGTTATTAGATCCCAAACTATTTATGCACACAAACCTGATTTTATTCCTGATAATACTGAACTAATGAAAATGGATGAATTAACCAGTATATGTAATATTATTACACCGCATAAAGTTTTATTTTCATTTCATGTTACATTTAATCCGCTAGAAAATATACCTGTCTTTGCTGAAAAAATGGTTGGAGTAATTTTATTTAAAATATTTAAACGTGTAAAACAATTTATAGAAAACATTAGAATATAATATAACAATGAAACGAATTTTTAAAGAAGCTATTTTTATTATTAATGTTTTTTTTATTTTCAGTACAGAATTATTCTTTTACTTGATTTATAAAGATTTTTCATATTTTATAACAAGAATTACTCACCGATTAGCTTCTATTAATATATTATATGTGAAAGTGTTTCAAGCTATTGCGTCAAATAATAGTCTTATTGACGAAAAAACAAATAATAAATTACTCAAATTTACTGATAATGTTCCTTGGTCTTATTCAGATATCAATTTAGAAGATATTATTGAAGTGTCTAATGATAATGACCTTGTTTTAAAATATGGTTTTGAAAAACCTATTAATGCAGGAATGATTTCACTTGTTTTCAAGGCTTATAAAAAAGATAATAACGAACCTGTAATTATTAAAATGAAAAGAAAAAATATAGAAGATAAACTAAATAGTTCTATAGAAAATTTGCAGACTTTTATGTATTTATTATCATTTTTTCCACTAGTAAATAAATATCAACTTGCCGAAGTTGTTAATAAAAATATCGATATTATTAAACATCAAACTAATTTTTCGGAAGAAGTTAGCAACATGATTAAAATTAAAGAAAATTGTAAAAATTTAAAATATGTTAAAATTCCAACAGTATATAAAGACGTTACTGAAAAATATCCTAATATTATTCTTATGGAATACATAAATGGTATTAAACTTAACGAGATTAAAGAAGAAGATTATGATGGTTTTGCTAAGCAAGTTATGAAATTTGGATTAGTTACTACAATTGTTCATGGATTAACGCACGGTGATTTACATAGTGGAAATATATTATTTATCAAAGATGACAATGATAATAAATATAAATATAAAATAGGTGTTATTGATTTTGGCATTATATATGAAGTAGATAATACTTATAGAGGTTTATTGTTTGAGATTTTGTCTCAAATGTTAGAAACACCACCAAGAGAGACAGCAATTAAATTATTGAGTTCTGGATTGATTGACCCTCCAAATATTATTCAACAAATACCCAAAGAACATTATGAAAATATTATTAATTTTGCATCTTCAATTATTGAAGAAACAATTCAAAGCTCTAAAAAGGCAAATCAATTACAAATTTATAAATTTTTGCATACATTTAAAGAATATCTAAGCAATTCTGAATTAGCTAATATTGGAATTAGACCTAGTGACAATTTTGTAAAAACACAGCTTGTATTAGCTATGTCACATGGTGTAACTTTAACACTTTGCAAGAATGATTTCTTTCCATTAGCAGATAAAGTGATTAATGAATTATTTCATATAAATATGATATTATAATTTTTTATTTTACATATAGTATATAATAATATCCCTATACTAAATATTATCAAAAAAGCATAAATAGACAAATTAAAATATTTATATATATACACATAAAATAATCCAAATATTACTCCAGATATTATTTGAATTATTGTATGCATATTTGTTATGAAACGTTGTATAGAAAATATAAATATTAATAATAAACATAACCACAAAGGTATAAATTGGTATACATATAATAAAGTTGCCAATATAGTTATTGTTTCAGCGTGTCCAGATGGCATTCCCACACAAATCAAACGCGGACTATTTTTAAATTTATTACAAGTAGCCAAAGGTCTTTTTATACTATTATAATCAATATAACATCTACAAAAATTTTTTTCTAAATCATTTTGTATATAGTAGTGATAAACGCTTACAAATATTATAATAATTATAATATAATAGTTATTTAATTTCATTAATATATAATGATATTAAATTAGTGGTCTTTTTTATCAATTGATACTACTTTTGATATATTTCTAATTATTTTGTCTTCTTTTTCAAAATCATTATCTCCCGCACCTCCACAAGACTCAACTATTATTTTGTTATATTGATCTGAAAATTTTGAAGATGCTTTACTACAATCTGGATGTGCTTCTTTAAATTGTGGAATTAAAGACATATTTTTATTGATAACTTTTTTTATAACTTTTCTTATTTTTTTCTTCTCGTCGTTTTCTTTTTCCCATTTATTTTCATCTTTTATATACAATATTTCTCTCTTGTTATCAGTACAATGAACAGGTCTTTGTGTAACATCTAATGCTTTTAAATTTGTTGTTATGATATTTGAGATGCCTTCTACAAACCCCAATTTTCCAACATTCTCTAAATCACTTAATTGAAGTTTTATAGAATCTACAAAATCCATTATATTCATTGCATCTTTACACGTTTCATTTAAAAATAAATTTAAATTAAATGTTTTGTTGTTACTATTTACATTATGAGAATTTATTGTATTATTTAATGGTTGAATTTTTTGACACACGTCTAACACCATATTTTTCAATTCAGAATTCTCTTTTATAAGCATCATTATTAATTCTTTATCTGAAGGTTCTTCATTTGTTTCTTCATTACATTTTTTTCGGTGACGCCATAACGTGCTACGACTATTAAAAATAATTCCACAATGACATTTTAGGTTTTGGGATTTTTGGGGACAAAGTTGTTTCAAATTTGTTTCATTTGTTTCATTTTTATGTTTTGATGTCATCAAATGTTTTTTAAAATCTTTTTTGTTATTGGTTGTGTATTCGCAAAATTCGCAAAAATAATTGGGATTTTTTTGGGACAAATTTGTTTCATTTTGTTTCATATTGTTTCATCAGAAAATATTTCTAAATGATTATTTTACAAAAAATAAAAAATTTATCGTAACACTTTTAGAATTATTTTTTTTGTGTTGACACGCTAATTTTAAATTATGGTCACACAATTAAATTTTTTGAAGTAAAATATTTCAACTTTTCAATTTTGGACATTTTTTTTGTCCATTTTTTACTTTTCAAAAAAACTTTCACATCAAAAAAAACCGAATTTTGTACTATACTCAAAGGGACTTAATTTTTAAGATTTTCGTTTTTTCTCTCTACATAATGTAGTACGTTACACATTTAGTTCCTTATCTATCGTAACATTTTTGGCAATATTTCTAATTATTTTGTCTTCTTTTTCAAAATCATTATCTCCAGAACCTCCACAAGACTCAACTATTATTTTGTTGTATTGATCTGAAAATTTGGAAGATGCTTTGCTGCAATCGGGATGTGCTTCTTTAAATTGTGGAAGTAAATTTTGGTTCTTCGATGCTACTTTTTTTATAACTTTTCTTATCTTTTTCTTGTCGTCATCTTCCTTTTCCCATTTGTTTTCATCTTTTATATACAATACTTCTCTCTTTTTATCAGTGCAATGAACTGGTCTTTGCGTCACATCTAATGCTTTTAAATTTGTGGTTATTATATTTGAAATACCTTCTACAAAACCTAATTTACCAACATTCTCTAAATCACTTAATTGAAGTTTTATAGAATCTACAAAATCCGTAATATTCATTGCATCTTTACATGTTTCATTTAAAAATAAATTCAAGTTAAATGTTTTATTATTTGAATTATTATTTGAATTATTATATGAAATATTTGTATTATTTGTTCCATTTTTAATTACTTCTAATAATTCAGTATTTTGTTTTACTAACATCATAATTAGTTCTTTATCGGCTATTTCATTTATGTTTTCGGATGTGTCACTTATTTTAGTACATTTTTTTCGGTGTCTCCATAATCCAGAACGTTCTTTATAAATTTTACCACATTCACAAATAACACCACATGAGGATTTGTTGTCCATTTTTGTTGATTTTTGTTGATTTTTATGTTTCAGTGTCACTAAATGTTTATTGTAGTCTTTTTTACTACTAGTATTATAGTCACATTTTTCACATATATATATCAATAGGGATTTTTTGGATAAATCTGTTGACATTTGTTGATAATATATCAACATAAAAATCCCTAAATACTTTTTTATTAATTAAATTTAAAAAATTTATCGTAACAAAGTGAAAATTATTTTTTGGTGTTGAGACGCTAATTTTAAATTATGGTCACACAATTAAATTTTTTGCAGTAAAATATTTCAACTTTTCAATTTTGGACATTTTTTTTGTCCATTTTTTACTTTTCAAAAAAACTTTCACATCAAAAAAAACCGAATTTTATACTATACTCAAAGGGACAGTTTTTAATCATTTTAAACAAACATTCCTTACATTATGTAGATAAAATGAACACATTGAGAAAAAATTTATTAGATAAACTTATGAAGAATATGTGAAAAGTCTTAGACCTTTTATCATTTAAACAATCCGTCATATTTAATTTAAATATAATTTAATTATGATTTAAAATATCAATAATATAAATTATAATAATGAATTGTATATATATTCCAAAAGATGTATTACATATAATATTAGAATATGATGGAAGAATAAAATATAAAAATGGTAAATATATAGATATAATACATAAAAATGATGACAGATATAATATTATTATGCCAGTTATAAATAAAAAAATGGTAATAATGAAAACTATAGATTTGCGTGGTCAAGAATTTTATTTTGAATTTGGGTTTGATATAGATATTAGAGTAGGGTTATGTTACGATTATGGGTTTAATGAAGACGGAATATTTGAAATATGTTATTACGATACAAGAAACGGTTGGGAACAAATTAGGACATATTTATAAAACGTTCAAGGGTGTAAAATGAGAAAAGGTGTAAATCGATGAAGTTTAACAATTAAATATAAAATTGAAAGTAATTAAATATTAATTCAAATATATTATAATGAACAATATATTTGAACAATCTGACATGAAACCTACATTTATATTCGTAGACGGAAGTTATTACTGTTTTTACAGATATTTTGCTTTATTAAATTGGTGGAAGATTGCACATCCTGATGAGCCCATCGAAGACCCTTATCAAAACAAAAACTTTGTCGATAAATTTAAAAAGACATTTGTAGAAAACTTATTAGCTATACCAAAGAAACTTAAAATTCACAAAACTACCAAACCAATTTTAGTTGTTGGAAAGGATTGCAAGAGAGAAAATATTTGGAGAATGGAATTGTTTCCAAAATACAAATCAAATCGTGACCAAGTTGGGTTTATGGGTGGTCCATTCTTTAAAATGGCTTATGAAGCTGAACTATTTCAACAAGGAGGTGCAAAGGCTATCTTAAAACATCCGAGGTTGGAAGCAGATGATTGTATTGCTCTTTCTGTAAATCATTTAACAAACAAATATCCTCATTGCCAAATTTATATTATTACAAGTGACCGCGACTATTTACAATTAGCGTCTTCAAATGTTCATTTGTTCAATCTCGCTTTCAAAAATATTGCAGAAAAGAGTTCTTGTGCAAAAGACGATTTAGAAATTAAAATCATTATGGGTGACACAAGTGATAATATTCCCGCAGTATTTCCAAAATGCGGACCAAAAACAGCACAAAAATGCATAGAAGACCCAGAATTCTTCAAAAAGAAAATGGCTGCTAATTCGGAATATTATGCACAATATGAATTGAATAAAAAATTAGTTGACTTCAGTAACATACCTGAACAATTAGTTGCCGAATTTATGGATACCCTTAAGAAATAAAAGATTATTTAACAATTAATAAAATTATATAAATATTTTTTATAATTTATATTATTAATGAATTCTTCAAACTTACCTGAAAATAATACAAAGATTAACATTAAATTATTTTTATTGGATCCATTATCGGTTATAATTAAACTAGCAATATTAGGTAATAAACCAATCGGAACCAAAATTTTAATTCAAAATAATGTAATTTATTTTCAGGAACCTGGTATATTTCAATCCATAACTCGTATGTTCTATAATTCCAATAAAACCGATTTGCAATATATGTATAACCCAATACAAATAGCTTGTGCAACCTTTTTATCCAAAGAAAGTGTACAAAAGACACCGAGATTAAAAAATTTATTTATATGTGCACAAAATGGGTTAAAAAATTTAATAGAAACATATAAAAACTGTTCTATCATTAGTTTATGTTTGAATTACTATTATGCTATTATAACCAATCATGTAGAACAAAAATATAACGATACAATTTTTTATAAGGATGGTATGACAACGTATTATACAAAAGAATTAATAGATAATTTGAATGAACAATGGACACAGGAAAAAATAAAAGTAATTTTAGACTTAATTGCTTTTTTAACAAATGATAATATGGCTTCAAATAATGTGAAATCATTGGAAACCATTATGGATAATAATGATTTAAATAGTCAAAAATTATTTTCTAGTTATTAATATTTTTTTTAAATCTAAATATATATTAAGATGACACAATATATAGATGAAAATGTTTTTAAGAGTTGTATTACACATGGAGTAGAGTATCCGTATTTTACTATAAATGAACCAACCAACACAGTTGAACTTAAACCTCAAATAACAGATGATTTTAAAAAAGCAAATCCTTTAAATTTTTTAATGATTAATGATACATTTCATGATTTAGTTAATCCTAGAGGTACCTATAATCCCCAAGGTTTTATAAATGGCCCTCTAAATTATTTAATGACAAATCAATATGTTCTAGGAGATAATGTAAAAAAATATACGGATGGTATAAATTTTCCAGAATTTCAACAACTCACTGGAAGATTTGAACCAAAAGTAGCAAAATCATTTGAAATAAACATGGGATTACAAACAGCAGATACGTTTATAACTTATGATAATATTTTAAATAATGTTACTACTACTAGTAATCCAGATACAATTACTTTTACTGATCAAGTTTTTCTTAATAAAGTATTATCAGCAAATGGTTCCATTACCATATCAGTAGATTCAGGTGAAAGCTCTACATTTTCAGCATATATAGAACAAAAAAATATGGGTGAACAAGAAAAAAAGGCAGCATATTTAAAAATTTCTTATTTTATAAGATGGTATCTACATTCCAATTTGCCAGAAGTAAATGCTCCTATAAATCAACCCTTTCAAATATTTACTCCTACTGCTCTCGCTCATGCTGATGGTACAATGAAAATTTTATTTGATGCAGGTTCTTCATTTTTAAAGGAATTTTTTAGCGCCGAAGATTCTAAAGTGAAACCATTTGTTGCTATTCCATGTATTTTAGATTCAGCTAGTACATCTACTGAAAAATTAGACCCAACATTAGATTTTTATTTTGAACAACTAGTTCCTCGGCAAGTTGTACCTATTGTTTCAAATTATTTCTCTTGTGATAAATATTTTTTTTGTTATTTGCCGAATACGGATGATGATTATAATTTAGATACTTTATATGGGTTTTCATTAGCCATTTTAAAAATAGATCAACCGAATCATAATGAAGTTGAAAGAATTGGAAATATTGATAGTCTTCAAGTCGCAATAACAAAAGTTAGAGAAATTTTACCCCCAAATGATCATCTTGCTAAGGCTAATTATACAGATGCTCTTAAATATATTTATGCCTATATTGTTGCAAACCAACAAATAGTAGCTCGTTATTTTTTCGGACAAGTTAAAAAAAATCAAATTGATGAAAATAGTTGTGGAACTTGTGGTGCAGGAGTGCCTTATATTGGAAGAGTAATTGATAAAATTAAAAATTTAGTAGTGCAAGGCTCAGGGGCAATTTTGCCCATAACTAACGTAGCCTTTCAACCAGTAAATGAGAGAAACCCTAATGTTGAATTAGCAAAAATAATATTTGAACTAAATTCATTAAAAAATAATGCAACCGAACCTTTGAATGGTCGTATTCCATTTTCTGATGCTAGAATATTAAAAATATTTTGTGATAATTTAGGGAATATAACTATTCCAGAAGATCATTTGTATTATTTATTTCAAATTTTGGCGGATTACAAAAGAACAGGAGATTACCAACAAGCATACACATTATTAAAAGCTATATTAACAGCAGGAGGAGATAATAGAGAGTTTTTTACTTTTTGCAGTGGAGATGAACTTTCAGCATTAATTGGTAGATTATTAGGAGTACCAACTATTTATCAAACAGCAAGTGGTGCACAATGCAGATTATATAGAGGTCGTTTGTTTTCTACAAATCCAGAAGCCCAACTTGAATACGAATTAAAAAATGATATAAACATTATACAAAAATATTGTAGTTCAATAAGAGGAAAAATAGACTTATTAAAAAAATTTATTGAAAACAATTACGAACATAATTTACAACTAAGAGAGAAGTTGAGAACTTTTATTACAAATTTACAAGAAGAATTTAATAGTGTTTCTCTTCCTACTCTTGATGAAAAAAAAATGAATACTTTTTTCAAACTTATAAGTGTAAGGAATGCTTATAATAAATTAGACAAAATAGTAAGATTATCAGAACTTCTTCTAGGTAATTTTTTTGAATTACGTGCGAATGCTGATGGCGCTGCTCATGCTGCTGATGTAAAAGAAATTTTTAGTTTATGTGCAGAAATAACTAGCGTAAAAGAAGCCGGTAATGCTGCAATTTTTTCAAATGAAGAAAAAATTAAAGAATATTTGACAAAAGTTTCAAAGTTTGAAGAAACTCTAAATGGTTTAAAAATATATAATTTTATTGAAGACAATTTTCCTCAATATTTTAACAATATAAATAGCAGACCTATATTAATTGATATTCCTAATCCAGTTCCTGTTTCATTTAACGGAATAAAAAATTTAAAAATTCCTCTTTTAGGAATAAATCTTTTTTCTTCTAAGGTAAGAAGTGTTTCATCTCTTTTTTCAACATATAGTGCAATACAAACAAATCAAGGACAAGCATCTCGCAATCCAAGAACTAGGGCTGTATTAGAAAACAAAATAAGATTACAAAAAATAGAGTTTTTAAATGGTTACAATGAATTTATAGTTTCATGTAAATTTTTAGAGAATAGTAATGATTTTAAGATAGAAGCGTTTGAAAATTTTACCCCAGGTTTTATGGATGGCAAAGTTATAGGATTATCAACATTAGAACAACAACAAGCAATGCCAGAAGAAGTGTCAAGAGCAGCAATACAAGGAGAACTATTACAAAGGCCAACACCCGACGAGGAAAAAGTAGCACAAATATTAGCAAATTTAAGTCAAGCATTGACAGATATTGGTGAACCAGGACAAATGCAAGGACAAATACAAGGACAAGTGCAAGGACAACTTGGCGGAAAGGAAGAAACTAGTTTGATCCAACAAGGTGGAGCTATAAGTGAAGTAGAACTTGATAAAAATATAAGAACTATTGTAAATGATGTAAAACAATTATTATTAAATCTGTATAACAAATGCACAAATTATATTAAAAATGTTCAATATGATACGGAGGTTAAAACAAAATTGGGATTTCAAGAAGGAGTTCAAATTCCTTCAGATTTTATATTAAATGTATCTAATTTTATACAATTTTTAATTGTAATTAGTGATACTTATGAAACAGACCAATTTTGTTATCAGTTATTATTTCAAGAAGCGGATGTAGAAGAAGAAAATACAATAGATAATATTAATATAGGGTTTTTAACTGGATTAAAATTAATAACAAATCAATACACTTATGCAGATTTCGGATATATTCAACAAAGGCCTGTTTATGATGAAAATAGTATTGTTTTTAAAAATATATCAATTAATTTTTTATTAAATAATAAATTTAAGGCATATTCAAAAAAATATGATTTATCTGGTATTAAAACTTTACTATTTCTATTAGGGTTATCAAATTACACTCCTCCTCCATCTCCTACTGATGCTTCTCCATCTTCTACTGATGCTACTGTTCCTACTGATGCTACTCTAGATAATGATTTATTAGATTTAATAAATACATATTTTAATGAAACTCACCAAGGTGAGGAAGTTTTTATTGCAATAGGAACAGAACAACCAAAGCATCAATCTCTACCACTTCCAGAAAATAGTCCCAAAAATAAGCTACAAATAAATCCTCGATGTATAAAACAAGATAATAATAAAATATCAGGAATTTTTTCTATTATTGTTCTTTCAATTATGGAAGTATTATATTATGGCGCGAATAATGGAAAGATTTTTATGTTTAACGAGGATTATATTAATAATATAATAATTAAAAAAGGAACACAACATTCGATATTACAGACGCCACATTATACTTATTCATTTGATTATTTCACTGAAACTGGGAAAAATCTTTTCATCTTTTTACAAGATACTATTAGCAAAGTTGGTGGTAGTATTGGTTGTCCAATTGAAACTCCATTAGCTTCTGGCCTTCGTTCCAATAGGGGTGGCAAAACAAATAAAAAGTCAAAAACAAGAACTAATTCAAAAACAAGAAAAATGAGAAAAATAAGGAAACCCAAATTTACAAAAAGAATAAAAAAAATAAATAACCATAAACGTTCTCGTAAATAAAACAATATTTATAAACTAATTGGTAAATCATCTCTTACAAAATAGGCTTCTCCTTCTCTCGTCCATTGAACAACTAAAGTAATTATTTCTACTCCAGCTTCCATAGCTTCTTTAAATGCACTTCTATATTCTGGATCTATTATAGAAGGCTGAAATCGATCAACGTCTGTTCGTTGTATTACATAACACATAATACAACGAGTTTTAGATTCACGTTTGATTAAAGTGAGCTCGCGAATATGTTTCAACGCGCGCGGACTTACTGGCATAGTGCTTTTTTTTCGGTACCCGTCAGGAAAATATGCAACCTTAGAATTTACATCCCTTTCATCATAACATTTTTTCTTGCGCTCTGTAGCAGTTATATCCTCATAATCAGCAAGCGGTACATTTTTTACCTCCATAATGAAAGGAACTCCGTTGCAATCAATGCCGGAAAAATCGAACCTAGAATCAACTTTTCCCTCTACACAGATGTAGGTCTCTCTTTTATACCTCCGCACATTTAGAAGCCTACTTAGTAGATTATTTTTAAGTGCGATTTCTGTCAAATCTTCGGCTAATTTTGGATGTATGCCCACGATAATTTCAGAACCTTTCTCTCTACAAACCGAAAGATAAACTCTGTATTCACAGCAAAGTTTATCAGTTGATTTCTTTGTTTTAGGAATTGAAGCCATTAATATATTAGCATCTTTATCTGCTAATCCACAACAACCTAAAGATGCAGTATGAGCTAAAATAATATTATCTAAATGAATAGGAATAATATCCGCAACATATGGACTTTTAATGAATGCGGAAGGGCGTTTAAAAACCCTTCCTTCAATTAAATTTGGAATTTTAAGCATAAATGACATTTTAAGTTTAATATTTAGTATTTAAATTTTAAATAAAATCAATTTTATTTAAAACTAAAAGTATAATAATATATTAATATTATAAGTATGACTACTATTCCAAATGAATTAAAAATAAATGTAAGAACAAGTGTTCCTGGGCACCAAGTTTTTAGACTAGAACCATCAATGATAATGAAAAATGTGAATAAAGATGCTTCTGTTTATTTTAATCCTCTAATAAAACTAAATAAAGCAGTTGTAGATAAAGTTCCAGAATACTTAAGAAAAAAACAATTTGTGGATAAAGGGTTATTTGATTCATTAATTCGATTTACAAATAGCAGACCAGCGAAAAGTTTACTAGATGCGAAAACAAAAGGTTATATTGATAATAATATTGATATTACACTGAATACTATAATGCCAGGAGAAACTGTAATTACCATAGGAGGTAGACAATATGTTATAGTAGATTTACAATGGACTAAAGGTAGTTGGAAATTGGATACAAAAAGAAAACCTGTCCAATACGATATTAGTAAAATAACTGACCCGTTTTTATTTAATGCAATAATAAGTGATGAAATAGTTAAAGGTGAAAATGAATTAAATACGTTGCCAAAATCGGTAGTTTATGGTGCAAATTATACAGGTCCAAAAAATGTGGTTACAGGTTTGTCACCTTTTGTTGGAACAGGAGTAGGAGCAATACCTGGAACAGGAGTAGGATCAATACCTGGAACAGGAGTAGGAGCAATACCTGGAACAGTAGGACCATATCCTGCATTACCAGCACCAATATCAGCAGCAGATATTGCGGCAGCTGTAGCAGCAGCAGTGGCAGCATTACCGCCTCCACCATCAGGACCAGCATTACTGCCTCCACCAACCTCAGATGAAATAGCAGATGCAATTATAGCATCACTCAGAATATTAGCTGCAGATGCTTTTGGATATACGCGTCCAGGTGCACCATATGATATAAAATTAATAATGGAACGCGCGGCAAAAGGGGTATTTGCCGCATTACCTCCACCTCCACCTCCTCCAGCATTACCAGCTCCACCAACAGCATTACAAATAGCCGACGCAATTAGAGCTGCAATATTAGCATTACCGCCACCTCTAGTAAATGTAGCACCACCTGCAATACATTTCCCTGCATTACCTGCACCAGTAGTAAATGTAGCTCCACCAGCAATACATTTCCCTGCATTACCAGCACCAGTAGTAAATGTAGGCGCACCTGTTGTAAATGTCCCTGCATTGCCTGCCCCACAAGCATATCCAGCATTAATGCCTCCTTCATCAAAAGATATAGAACGTATATTGAAAAGATTTTTACCAAATGGTGTAAAGTCGTCAACACGAAAAAACATAAGTTCTGGAATAGTGGCTTCAATGTTGTCTGCATATGCGTCAAGTGTTCCATCACCTGCCATATCTGGTTTTGCTTCATCTTCATCTGATAGTGATAGTGATAGTGATAGTAGTTCAGGACAGATAAGAGGTCCGATATCAAAACCATCTAGAGGACAACCTAAAGGACAACCTAAAGGACAACCTGGAGGACCATTTTCAGGAACATCGACAACATCAGGAACAACTACTCAACCAGAAGCACAAGCACAAGCACAAGGACCTAATATTCAACTTCAGGTTTTAACACCAGATGAAATAAATAAAATTATAGATAAACTTTTAAAAAAGGGGCAAAATACGACCAATATATATAATTTTTTTGAAGGTAAATATCCTCCAAATACATATGAGTTTATACCCATATTGATAACATTAATAGTAAGAGATCTATTACCTATAGGTGTAAATAATTATGGTGGTGAAAATATGAAAAATGGTTTTAGAAATGTAGTTAAAGTATTAACAGAAATAAGCAACGGCATAAAACCATTAACAATTGAACAAGCGGATAATTATTTGAGACAAAATCGTTTTGTTTCACAAAATCTTCAAGATATACCATATTTTTTAGAAGCAAAAATAAAAGCAGATAATAAACCATTAACATTGGATGAAATAAATAGTCTTATAACATTATTAGATACAACTAACCAATCATCGCCTCAAATAGCAGACGCTTTAAAGGAAAATAATGTAAGTGATGATATAATAAATTTTTTTTTCACTGTAAAAAATTTTCCTATTCCTCAAAATATAAAAGATGATAGTGTTATACAACAAGCAAAAGGTATAAATAAATTTATAGATGCAAATTCAACTAGTAAATCAAAGGAAACTATTATAGATGAATTGAAGAGAAGAGGATATGGTACAGAAAGCATAAATGCGGTTTACATTGCAAGAAGTGAATTTATAGGCAACATAAAACAATCCACTTCACAAAAATTATCTCCACAATTACCTTTATTTCAACCAGCCCAACCAGATATCATACCAGAAGATTTTAGATATTTAAAATCACCTAATAATCCTCTAATTAGGTCTGTCTTTTTGAACCGTGGAACAATGAGGTCTAATGTTGTGCAAGTTGCTAATAGGCATAATCCTACAAACTTTTTAACAATGATAAATTATGTATATGCAAATTGTAGTGAACAAGATAGAGCATTATTAAGAACATTTTTAAAAAATACTACAACAGTAAATGCAAGTTTATTAGATGTAAAAACTCGTGGTACAAATAAAGGACAACAAAGAAGCGAATTAAGTGAAGCAGCTTATGATGAAAGTGTTCAAGACCTTGATATAATTTCGAATAGAGGAGGAGGGGATTGTTTGTTTATTTCTGCAGCACAAGCTATAAATTATCATAATTTATATAATCAAGATGATAGACAAAGCAATAGAATTACTACTCCAGATGGTTTTGGTAGTGGAAATAAGTCATTCACACAAGAAAAATTGAGAGAAATAACTGGTAGATTTTTTCAAACATGGTCACAGATAGGTAATAGATTAATTATAGCTCAAACTACTGCCGAAGATTTAAACGCTGAATTTGCGCGTAAAATAGCAGAAGAACGAGATTTAATAAAAACCCAAATAAGTTTAGGAAATAATTTAGTAACTGAAATTACACCTGAATCATATAGAAAAATACTTGAAGATGTATATAGAAAAAATGATAATTTTTTAACAGAGTCAACCTATTTATTAAACCCATCTTATCCAATTCCAGCGCCAACTGATGCAAACTATAATAATCCATTTAGAGCAATTACAAATATATCAAATATACCAGCATATGTAGAAAGTCCATTTTATTGGGCAGGTCCGGAAGCTATTATAGCCATTTCAAATGTATTAAAATTACAAATAATACCAATTCAAATAGGTATAAATGAAACTACTAGGAATGTTGAAATAAAAAATGTTCATACAAATTTTGACGACTCAGATAATAAATGGAACAAATACTTATTTTTATATTATGACCAAAGAGCAACCCACTATGAATTAATGGCATTTACAGATTATAGTTCAGGAGTGAAAAAAAAAATAACTATATTTGATAGAGCTGCAAATGCTATAGTTCCTCCTCTATATATTTTATTTACAATTTATGGTATTTTTTATAGTAGTATAAGAGATGAAAATGCAAAGAGGACTTTTAAATATAAAAAGGAATTAATGGATATTATAAATGCAGCTATACTAAATTTAAAAAATGCAACACCTGAACAATATAGAATTTTTTATGGGTCATTTAAAAATATATTTCCAACCAGTCAATTAAAAGGTCTGGAAACTAGTGGAGGCGAAAATGAAAACGAACAGTCAGGCGGTTATTATAGACCACCTCCATATACAAACAGATATCCTTCTTATCCAAATAGATATCCTTCTTATCCAAATAGATATCCTTCTTATCCA